GGAAATGTAATGTTTGTGAAAGAGAAAACAAAAGAGTATTAGAAGGTATCAACTCTTTTTTTTAATGGCTCTTTCTCATGAGGGATTAGTAAACTATTACAATACTAATTTCCAAATGATGCAACACCACAAATATTCATTGAATGAGTTGGAAGACATGATGCCATGGGAAAGAGAGATTTACATTAAGCTCCTTTTGAACCACCTCGAAGAGGAGGCCGAAAGGAATAAACAAAACAGATAATAATTAGAGGACACACTAATGAGCGATATGGATAAATTTCAAGGCGACATGAGTCGTAATGAAGTCGAGATTGACTTGAAAAAGTTTATGAGCATGGTTTCTGAAATCGGAGAACTGAAACAGGAAATCTTTGAACTAACTCAAGAAGACAGAAAGAACCCTTGGCAAAAATGGATATTTGCAGCCAAGACAATTGATGCATGGAGAATTATACCTCGTGCATTCCTAGGTATTTACATGTACCTACTTTATTATGCAACATTTTGGTTTATGGACTTGGCAGACCCAACACTAGAACAGTCGGGATTAATTTCCGTACTAGTCGGTGCTGGAGCAGCTTGGTTTGGACTATACACTTCAAGTGCAGCGAAAGAACACGGCGACGATAACCCTAACTAGGACATAACCAATGGCAGACGAAATAGATAAGAAAGCACAGGAACTTGCAGATAAACTAGGTAAAGCTTCTGAGGGGTTGAACAAACCTTTCAAAGGTCTAGTGGATAATCTTGCAGAAGTAAACAAGGAGATTGCAATCTCCGCTGCAGATATTCGTAAGGATACTAGGGACACGTTCTCTGGCTTTCTATCTAAAAAGAAACTTGCCAAAGCAATGGAAGATTTTGACAAGACCGAGTTCGAAAAGAATAAGGCCAAGTCTACTGCCTCCACCGATGCAAGAGATAAACTTCTCAAAGAAGAACAAGCTGAAATCAATCGTAACAAGACACTCAATGAGATGAAACGTAAAGCTGCAGGAAAGCAGTTTGATATTGATAATGATATCACTCATGGAATTGAAGACCGTCTTCAGAAACAAAAAGAGATTGATGAGATTCAACAAGAGATTGATAAAAAGGAAACTGAAATCAAAAAGTTCCGTGCAGCCAAAATAGAAAAAGCAAACAAAGAGCTTGAAGAAGCCGAAGAAGAGAGAATCAAGTTAGAAGAAAAATTTACGGAAGATATGAAAAAGGCATCTTCTAGTGAAAGGTTTGATAACTTCTCGGGTGCAATAAAAGACCTTACTGGTGGACTATTGGATATCGGTGGTATGCTTGATGATGTCACTAAGTTTGGTAACAACTTAAAAACTGTTGGGACTGAGTTTAAGAATTTCGGTAAATTCTTAGGTGATAAACTTGGTAATCCAGTAGATAAATTAAAAGACCTCTTTTGGGCCCTAGTCGCATCAGCAGGTGCATTCTTTACCACAATGAAAACTTCAGCAAGTGAAAAGATGAGTGCTATGGGTGAAAAATTCACAGCTGCAAAGGATAGTGTTACTAGTAAAGTTTCTAATGTAAAAAATAAAGTCGGAGAGAAGTTTCAACCTGTTAAAGATATGTTCTCTGAGAAAGCAAAACTTTTCCAAGGTAAGATGTCTGACTTAGGTAACACTATGAAGAACGGTGCAAAGACTATGGGCGGTAAAGGACTCAAAGCAATTAAGATGGCACCTAAGATGTTAATGAAAGGTGCAACAAGGTTTGTATCTCTACTTGCACGAATCCCAGCAATGTTAGCTGCAATCCCAGCAATACTTGCATCACCGTTTGTACTAATCGGAGCTGGTGTTTTACTTCTTGCAGTTGGATTAGTTCTTATATTCATGAAGTTCAAAGACCAAATCCTAGAAAAATTTGAAATGATGAAGACTAAGGTAACAGAAGTAGTTACCAACATTGTAGATGGTTTCCTAGAAGTCTGGCAGAAAGTAAAGGACTGGTTCTCTGATAAGGTGTTCGGTATCAAAAGTTTCTTAGGTCTAACCTCTGAAGAAGAAGAGGCAGAACATGCTAAGAAAGAGGCAATCAAAGAAAAGGAAAAGGAAAAGGAAAGACTTCAAGAAGAACAAAAAGAAATTGCCATGCAGGCTAAAGAAGCTGAAATTGATGCAAAATTAAAAGCAGAGTATGGTGAAGACGCTCTCAACTGGGGTTGGGGTAGAGGTGACTCTGATGCAAAAGATATGAAGAAACAGATGATGGAACAAGCAGAGGCTGATGTTGACCAAGACATAGCAATGGATGCAATCTCATCTAAGGATTTACTGCAAGAAAGGAATGAATCTGAACAGGATTATTTCAATGTTCAAGATATCATGGATGCAAGACAACAAGAAGTTGAAAATAGAGTTAAATTCAGTAACTTAAAAATCAATGGTGAAGATGCAACCGAAGAACAGAAGAGAGAGTTCTATCAAGAAAAAGCAGACAAGGGTGAGTTAGATGGTCGATTTTTTGAGAACGGATTGAGTTTCGAAAACGGAACAAAAGGGGTAACCACTGAAGAGTTGCTAGAAAGACAAGCAGCTGAAGTCCTAGATATTAATAGAGCTCAGAAAGAACTTGATACAAGAGAAGACTACATCCCAGCAAACGCTGGTGACCTTGCAACTCAACAAAGAAGAAATGAACTCCAAGGAAAACAAACAGATGATGAATTCTTTGATGAGGGTGAAGGTCTTACAGAGAAAGAGAGAATGGAACTGACTCGTTTAGAGAGAGACCAAGGTGATAGGATTAAAGACTCAGCAGACCGTGCTAAAGAAATGGGCCCCAAGAGACCCGACCCTAGTATTACATCTGTTGCACAACAAAACACTAATAACAATGTAACCAACAATACGATATCTGCATCACCTAATCCTAGACCCACAGATAGTACTATTAATAGAACTGCAGTTGTAAATCAGAATTAGATTAAGTCTGGGCCTCTAAGGATATCTGCCTTAGTTACCTTTCGATTGTATTTGGTTTTATCTCTTTGGACTTGAGTACGTCCGTGTGATGGTGTTTCCTTACGAACCTTAACTACTGGTTTCTTCTTACCGAAGATTTTATCCCAGTTGTCAGCATATGCTGATTCGTCTGAATTCCTACGTTGTGAACCTTTGCCACCGTGCCATTGTTTGGAAGACATGATATCACCTAAATCCTCGTCTACCCATTGATGCTCTTTTTGCATCTAGTTTCTTACGTCTTTTTAGTTGTTGGTTCTTTTCGTTTTTGATAGTGTTAGGTTTGATATGATACTTCCTATCCCTACACTCTTGAACTATACCAGCTCTTTCACAATCCCTTTTAAATCTGCGAAGTAGTTGGTCGAACCCTTCTACGTTCCGATTCTTTGGATTTATTTTTGGTGTTACACTTGGCATAATATTTCTCTTAAAAAATGTGAAGTCACCCCACGCCTTACAGCAACCCGTTCTTCACCGACCAATCCGCTATATGCTATTGACCTTTCCCTTACTGAGTACCCCCAATCTTTTTCCACGGTCTCAGTGATGCAGTCGTCTTTTTTCAAGGACACATTTTGAATATACACGACTGCCCCAAATAAGAAATCTAACTACTAACTATCAGCAGCCAGTTTCTTAAAGTAGTCCATCGCATCATCTTCTTCTGCTTGAGGAGTAGATTCTGCTGATGCAACTACAGGTTCTTCTGCAACTGGAGACGTGTTAACATCTGACCATGGAAGTTCTTCCAAATCATCTGCAACTGACTCAGCTGTAGAGTTAGTTACTGCACCTGTTAATCCAAGAACTCTATCGAGTTTCTCTTTTAACTCTTCGTAAGATTTAAACTCACTTGGTGCAATAATTCCACTTAAGCTATGTAGGTTGTTTACCACATCTACAAGCTTTTGCTCATCATCAAATAAAGGTGCTTGTGTGTCAAACTCTGATTTGTCATAGTTCCAGTAACCATCTACCTTTCTAATTTTAATCTTAAAGTTTGCACCTTCTTCTCTAAGGTCAAAAGGATTGATTGCTTTCTCATCTTCAAATGCTGGTGAGATTGCTTCCTTGAGTGCTTCAAAGATTTTTTTACCAAAACGGTACTTGAACACTTTACCTTCGTTAGCAGGATTTTTAGGGTCTGAGATAACAAGGATGTTAGACACATAGTGTAAACGTCTTTTCTGTTTACGTGCTTGGTCTTTGTTTGCCTCAACACCAGTATTCCATAACTGAGTATTGTATTCTGATACAGGGTCTTGTTTATTAAGAGTCGTTAAAGACTTCTCAATATACCAGCCACCTGGCCCTTGGAAACCGTGGTCGAAATATGATACCCATGGCATCTCTTCTCCCTCGGGGGTGGGTAAGAAACGAACTACAGCGTAACCGTTACCACTCTTATCGAGTTCGGGTTTCCACATAGTGTCGTCTGAGTAGGATTTTTTTTCTCCGCCTGTTGGGGAAGCTGATTCCATTGCAGCTCTTAGTTTATCTAAACTACTTGACATTGTATTCTCCTATTTTATCGTACAATTATATCGCATTTTATTGCATTTTATCATGTATAAAAACCTTAGTTCTTATACTCCTATTATAGTACACTCTTACTAATCCTACAAGAGGGTTTTTGAAATGTACTGTGTATTTAGTCATTCTTGAGCTTGATGTTTTTATACATATAATGTTATGTGGCCAATCGGTACATATCTTAAGAGCATATCTCTAGGAGTTTCTCTCTGTATTTCTTAACGTCATAACTTATGAATGACTTATACTTGTTTATCTTAATGTGTAAGTCGGGGTAGACGACTTTTTCCGAAATCAATCTTTCCCAGTCCTTCGTGAAACCAATTATTTCATCCATGATACAAATGGTCTCTAAACTTACATCCTTACTCATATAAGATTTAAGTAGTCTAGGGTGTTGACCGTCAACTACTTTCAGTTGTGTTTGAATCTTGTACTTTCGTATCAAGTCGTTCACTTCTGTTTCGAACATATAACTAAGCTTCTGATTTCTCTTCTTCCACTCTCTATATCTCTTATCACATTCTTTATCTAGAAGGTCACCCGCCCAGAAATCTTTGTGTGATAGATTTGCAATGTAGAAGTCTTGCAGTTCTTCTTTATACGTTCTGTACAACTTACCAAAATGGTATTTGTCTTTTCTTTTTAAGAAAGAGTTGATGTCTGACTTCACCTTTCCGTTATACTTAACGAAATCATATCCCTTGGAGTGAAAATGTAATTTTATCCCAAGGTATAAAGTGTATGCATCATATCCTTCTCTAGAAGTCATTAAGTAATAATCTTCTTCTCTGCTGGAACTTCAACTCTAGGAGCTTCTTTCTTTCCAGTTGCAATTTCATATGCGTCAGCAACACCTTCGTTTGATTCTGTTGTAAACACATAGTTGTTAAACGTAATTGTCTCGGGATTCTGACATCCTGTTACTGCTACGCCTCTTGCAAAACCCATTCCACCTTCGGGATTTTGAACTATCATTTTTGGGTTGGTTAATGTAATAGACGTATCACGTTGACTGTCATACTCACCTACATACTCCCCACTGATTGCCACTACTGTGACGATATCACCTTTTTTCATAATTACCTTACTTGTTAAAGAAACTAGCAATAGTTCCTTGTGATGATGAACCCCTATTAATCATTTTCAAATTAGTTGCTTCAGCTTCTAACTTTTCTTTGAGAGGTTGGGATATTAACCTCTTCGCTGATTCGGGTTCGACTTTGTTATCATCACAAACTTTTATGATTGCTCCCATAACATCGGTCTTACCACCTATCAATAACTTTTCCACTTGTTCCGTAAATTCTTTTTTACTTATCAATTTTATACTCCGTGTAGATTACCATACTGTTTTC